AATTGGCAAGGTCAACTACGATGATAATGGTGGGCCTGCTAGTTTTGAACACAGAGCTATGCGTCCGGATGGAAAGGTAGATGAAGTTGTCATCCCAATCGAGAAAGCAATTGTATTTACATTCGACCCGGACGGCGGAGATATTACCGGCAACTCAATACTTCGGAGCGCATACCAACACTGGTACTACAAAGACCACTTGTATAAGATTGACGCTATTCAGAAGGAACGTCACGGTATTGGTATCCCGGAAGTCGAACTCCAGCCCGGTTATTCCGCTACTGATAAAGCGGTTGCTAATGAGCTTGCCGCGAATCTCCGCACAAATGAGAAAGCTTACGTAGTTCGTACTACGATGATGACAGTTGGCTTCATTGATCTTGGAGCTGGTCATGCTCTTATCGATGCTATGAAAAGTGCTCAGCATCACGACGGCATGATTATGAAGAACATCATGGTTCAGTTCTTGAACATGGGCCTTGGTGATACTTCCGGTGGTCGTGCTACTGGCGCCACAGCGATGGATATGTTCTTGAAGTCAATGCGTTACGTAGCGCAGACTATCTGCGATGCTTTCAACATGTATCTAGTTCCGCAGATGATCGCCTACAACTTCAAGAGCGATAAGTTTCCTGTTCTCAAAGTCAAGAACATCGGTGAGACGAAAGACTTGCAGATGTGGGCTGCTGCTATGAGTAATCTCGTTAAGCAAGGTGCGATTCAAATGGACGATGAACTCGAGCAGTGGATTAGAGCCAACATGGACGCTCCTAAGCGTCAAGGTGAATTCAAAGATCCAAGCGAACAAAAGCAGCCAGATCCGTTCGGCAATACTAACGGCAACGCGCCTAATCCTGGTGCAAATCCTAATGGACAGAAACAAGGCAGAGATAAGACTTCTGGTGACGTTGGTATGTCTCCAAGCTCCACAGGAGGTCAATAATATCTGCTGTCGTGGATACTAGCACGCTGACCGTAGAAGATTGCGATGAAAACATCGTAATACTCTACGCTCGTTATAGAGTGACGAGTCCCGAACAGATCGAAAAGCGTCAGGATCTTATGAATAATATTGACTCATGGCTCGATACAAGATCACTAGTTATGAAGCTCTCAGAGAAAGGAGGTGCGACAGTTGGGAGCCGCTAACTATTTGACGTTGGTGAAGAAATTCGCTGACGGTTGGGTCGATGGTAACGCAAAGTGGATTCAGTTGTATCCTTATGATTCGTGGGATCATCCACTTTTCGGAACTACAACTATCGATCGTGATGTTGCTGCTAAGCTTAAGTCCAGCTTTGTAAACAAAGTGAAGGATCAGCGTATCTTCACTGACTATGAACACGGCATGGATAAAGCTAAGGGCAATAAGGCATCAGGTGAATTGCTAGAAGTCGATGTTCGTGATGACGGCCTGTGGGGGCTTGTGAAATTCACGGACACCGCAAAGGAGGAAATTGATAACGGTGAGTGGAACTATTGGTCCACAGCTCATTACGATTCGTGGACTAATCCGCATACAAATGAAAACTTCGAGTATGTACTGGATGGGGGTGCGTTAACGAATAAACCGTGGGTGAAAGGAATGCTCCCTCTGAATTTCAGTGAGCTAGTTGTAGAGAAGATCACGAACGAAATGGCTCCCGAGGAACATCAAGAGCCATTGCAAGGCCCGGACTATACTATCAATCAAGATGATTCTGCTGATAGTGGTTCACGTATTGAAACACCGCCGGCGGGAGAAGATGGTACTGTTCCGGATCGTAGCGATACGGTAACTACGAATGAACATGAAGGAGGTAACGGCATGACGCCAGAGGAACTTCTGGCAGCGCTTCGTGAGAAGCTCGGCATTGCAGAAGATGCTGACATTGTTTCTCACGTCGATAGTCTGAATGCAGAGCTTGAGCCTCTGCGTGAGTTGAAGAAGCACCATGAGTCTCAGAGGCAGTTCAGTGATATGTTTCCGGAAGAGTTTGCCCGGATGCAGAAGCTAGAAGAAGCACAACGTGACAATATGGTTAAGCAGTTCAGTGATTCACTTGCTGGTCGTCGCCTTGCTCGTACTACTGACAAGAAAGACGATGAAGGCAATTCCATCACTGAGAATACCACGTACGGTCTTAGCGCACTTGCTGTCGAGGAAATCGGCGGACTCGTTAAGAAGTTCAGCGAGCACAACGTTAATCTCGAGGATTTCAAGAGCGTGATGGACACAGTATTCAACGGTGGTATCGTTGATTACGGTAACAAGGGTAGCGAGTTGGCTCCCGCAGAGGAAGTAGTTAGGGCCGATAACAACGTTGACGCTCGTAAGTTGTTCGCAGAGAAAGTCAACGAGATCGTGAAGAACGATAACCTCGAGTTCGACGCTGCACTTAAGGTCGCGGTCGAGAAGTATCCTGAGTTGTACGAACAGTACCTCTCACCCGTTACGGTTAGGTAAATAAGGAAGGAGGAAATAAATGCCTGCTACTAGTAACTATGTGTTGAGCAAAGGTCGCAGAGCTGCTGCGGCCGTTACGAAGAAGCGTTTCGTAAAGCTCACTGGTACAAACGATGCAGTTACTCCGTGCACCGTTGCTGGTGAAGCTGCTTACGGTGTTGCACTGTTCAGTGTTTCTGCTGCTGAGATCGTGAAGAACAAAGAAGTCTCAGTGCAGGTCGAAGGTCGTGCAGTTGTTGAAGCCTCTGCTGCACTTGCTGTTGGTGTGCCAATTACTACTGATACTTCCGGTAGGGCTGCGGCCGCTGCTACTGGTAACTGGGTACTTGGTATTGTTGATGAGCCTGCTGCTGGCGTCGGCAACGAGTGCAGCGTTCTGCTGACTCCTGGCGGCGGTAAGTTCTAGGAAGGAGGTGAGTAAACTAAATGTATGATCCTAGTGGTCTTTATGTCGATCCTATTCTGACTAACTTCTCTGTTGGTTTCCAGGATCAGACTCTCTACGGATTGAGGTTGTTCCCTGAGACTCCAGTTCGTACTCCTAGTGGTCGCTATCGTGTGTACGATAGGAGTGACTGGTTGATTTATCGTTCGCTTCGTGCTCCTGGCACGGTCGCTAACGAAGTGCAGGGTAAGAAGTGGAGTGAGGACACATTCCAGACAGAGGAGCACGCACTGCAGTCTCCTGTGTTTGATGAAGAACGTCGTGAACTCGCTTCTCTTGGTGGACTTGCTCAAGCTGTGTTCGGTGGCGATCTTGCTATCGATCCTGAGCGTGATGCGACTGATCTCGTTACTCGTTCACTCATGCTCGAACAGGAACTCGAAGTTTCCACTGTAATGCGTAACACGTCTAACTACGCTGGTAACCATCAGGTTACACTCACTGGTGCTCAGAAGTGGTCTGATTACACTGGTGGCGTTGCTTCAACAAGTGATCCTGTTGGTAACCTTCGTACTGCGGCACAGCGTATCTATCTTGATACTGGTCGGTATCCCAATACGCTCGTGATGCCTTATGATGCTGTTGGTATCATCGAGAATCACCCGCGTGTTGTTGATCGGTATAAGAACTGGACGCTGAATACCGAAACGTGGAAGACTCTGATTGGTCTGCCTGACCAGGCAACTGATTGGAACATGTATGTTGTCGACTCGAAGTTCAACTCGGCTGACAACATTGATGCAACTGAGTCTATTGTCTCGTTCTGGGGCCAGGATGTTTGGCTTGGTATTGTTGATCCTACGCCTGGTCAGAAGACAATGACGTTCGGCAAGACGTTTTCGCAGATTTACCTCGATGGTAGTGTTCGTCCTACTGAGCGTTGGCGCGAGGAAGGTCGTAAGTCTGACCTCGTTCGTACTAACTGGAAGTGGGATACGAAGATCGTGTCTGCGAATGCTGGTTACATCTTCAAGACCGCTGTTGCGGCAGTTGTATAGGGGAGGGAGATATGGCTGATACGTACTACGCACATTCAACTATCAAGAACGCTGAATCTGCGGAGCCTGATGCTGATGCTCCGAAGGTTGAGACGATCAAGCCTGGTGAAGAAGTGTCGCAGGCTTCACTTGGTGTTAGTGATGAAGAGTGGGAGCAGCTTGTAGATGCAGGTTCCGTTCGTCCTTATGACTATCCGGACGATCTTAAAGAAGGTCAAACTCCTGCTCAGTATTATCGTGAAACTGCACAGGCAGCGATGGAAGCTGCTGAGCGTGGTGAACCGATGAAAGAGCCAATCGTCGTAAATCAGAAAGGTGAAGGCGACGTTCTCGTAGAGCCTGATAGTGGTGATGCTCCTGCTGCATCTACTACTGCAAAAGCTAGCACCAAGGGAACGTCTAGTGGCACAACTTCTAGCTGATCTTGACGATATCAAAAGGTGGCTTCCTGACGATAAGCTTCTCGTCACTGACGGGTCGACTTCGTCATTTCAGGTAGAAGCTTACCGAATCGTCAAGAGCCAGCTAGCAGGTGTGTTCACACCTGTTACGCTAAACGAATGGGCTGATCCAAGCAGCACTCCTGGAATCATCAGGAGTGTTGCTGGACGGCTTATTGCGGCATACGTTTATCGTGAAGCGTATTCAGAAGATATCCCTGATATTCCTGAATATGCACAGGCGTTGTACGATGAAGCAATTCTCTTGCTTACTCAGATAAGGACCGGGACTCTAACAGTGGTAGATGAAGACGACAATCCAATTGGTGATAACATTTTGGATATATCTGCCTCGGATTTCTATCCAAACAACAGTGCTCCCGGTCCTTACTTCTCAATGGAACAGGAATTTGCATGAGTGAAATGGCCTACGGAGAAAGGATACTTTCTCGTCTACCAGGCGTAGGGAATCTGGTTGCAGTAGATGCGATTTGGTATCCATCTCCGGAGGAAGTAGAGAAAGCGTTCTTACAATTGGCTGGCTATCTCGATCATATGGCCATTCCAATGGTATCTTCTCAGTTCATTGCTATGAGAGATACTGAAGAACGCTTTGAAACTGAAACTGATCCAGAAGGTACTCATTGGGCACCACTTGATCCTGATTATCTTGAGAGTAAACTTAATGCCGGTTATCCTGAGGATATTCTCCACAGGACAGGGTTGCTCGAAGATGTTGCTCCGCTCGGTTGGCGAATCATAGGCGATTCGCTGATGTACGACACAAGTGGTCTTCCCGAATACGGTCGGTTCCACCAAACTGGTACTGGTTTGTTTGAAGCTGCTGAAACAGGCAGTACGTTCAGAAGTGCGGCTCGTATTCATAGAGACAGAGTTAGCGGAAGTGCTGGATGGCAAGGTGTTAAGTACGTAGATTCTCATGCAAATATGAATGTTGGTCGTGGTATGGCGCTTCCTCCACGTCCGTTCATTGGTCTGTCAGAAGGAGCGATGGACGAAATTGCACTTGTGTTTGAAACGTGGATGGATGTGGGTATCGAAAGTATGCCTTTGCCTCCTGCTCCAAGAGCACCATCACCACCAGCAGGATTCAACGTAGCAGCTGTTGAGACTGCATTTGTAGGAGGAGTCGGGCATCCGGTTGTTGGAATGACAGCTCGCGGTCAACCGATTGTTCACATTCCTGGCGTTGGTAGACGCTTCGCTAGTTTCAATAGATAAATGCCGATCGTTTATCCCGAAAAGTTCACCAGGCCAGAGCATCTGGTTGAATGGTTTGCTCAACTACTCGAGAACTCAATGCTTGGTTTTCAGTATGTAGGTAGATACGAAGAAACGTTGTTTCCTGCTTATCCTGCTGCACTCGTTCAGCCGGGTAATTTTCAAAAGGATCTCCACAGCACTCACACCTTCCTTATCACTCTGCGTGCGAACATTTACATCATGCATTCGGATTTGACTAAGGACAAGAAAACGAGGAGCTTGGAAGATTGTATACTTGCGACGGACACCATAGAACTGATCGAAGGGGATGGTCTAACGCTGGATGGTCATGTCATTCAGGGACACGTAGAAAACGACATGTTTGCTCCTTTGCCGCCGAGAAGCGCGCAATCGCCAGCAATCGTGTCTACAC